ATAAGAGTAGAAAAAGCGGGTGAAATCATTTTGAAAATCTCGGCGTTGTCCACCTCCTTGGCCCAAAGACCCAACATAAAGGCGGTTACCATGGCCAATACGGAGATGCACAGGGTGGTGCTGACCATCAGCGTTACCCACAGCGTCAACTTTTCTTTTGTTTCCATCTGCGGTTTCCTGACTGGTCTGGGTATCGGTTTGTTCATACAAGTTTGTCAATCTCGCGTTTAAGGTTTGTGATGTCAATGTTCAGCGTTATCTGCCGCATCCTGTATTCATAAATCTCATACTCATACTGGTGAAACTTCTTCACCTGCTGGTCAATCTGCACCTGCAAAGCGTACTCAGCGTTCTGCTTTTCCACCCTTTTTATAAACAATTCCTGCTGCACCATTGCTTGAGGCTGGACGACTGGATACCACTTGTCGTAACTGATTTTCATTTCTTTTCACGTTTAAGCGCCTCTTCATATCCACGCAAAACTAATGCTCTGGCTTCTGCCGAATCTGCTGTACCCGCCCACATAGGCAGGTTGTTCCAAATCACTACATAGTCTTCGGGCTTGCAATACTGTGCATTGTTCTTTAACCACGCAACCATTTGCTGATGACGCTCGGACGGGTTGTGGATGGTGTAGCCAATTCCATAGAACTCGCGTACATGGCAGCCATTCTTGGCTACGGCTCCAACTAGCCCCAACAGCAGTAACAGAATGAGCCAGCGCATTTATCACACCATACTCCATGCAATGATGTACGTGCCAAAAATAACAAAGGCCACAAGAAGGACTGCGGCAATCAATGCTTCAGCCCACTCTTTCATGACTACGCAGGCTCCGCAACTTTCTTTTTAACCTTAGCAGCAATAACGGCTGTTGATGTGTCTCGGTCAATTGTCATGTAGCCTTGGCAAACAATGTTGTAGTCAACCCCATTTGCATCTTTTTCGCTTTTGACCGGAACTGTGATGTCAAGGTTTTTAAACAAAAATTCTTTATCATTTTCAAACACGCGCCAGACATGATCCATTGAGCCGCGACCTGCTTGCCCACGGCTTTTGTTGAACCTGATCTGGTACGTATTCATATAATTTCTGCGGTAGGTGGCAATGCGCAAGTCTGTGGCTGGTTAATCACTGTTAAATTAAAGTGAACAAATTTAATTGGCTGTTCTGCTGCATGTCGTGAAAACGAATGCATTAACCACGAATTAGCAAAAATAAGCATGCCGGGTTTTGGCGTAAAGTTAACTGCTTTACTCGCGGGGGTCGCCATATTTATATCTTGCTCTGGCAAATCAATCTGAACTTTTGCGGCACGGGGATCGTGAAAGACAACCTTTGAGCAATTTTCTGGTGTTTCAAGAAAATAAAAACCCACAATCTGTGAGCCAAAACCATGAACATGTGCGTCCATTGCCGAATGCTTGTGATGCTCCTGCGTCCACATCTCTGTAAACTGCACCGCTTTATCCTGCATGGCATAGCCCTGCTGGTTAAGAATGTTCCACGCAGTAGCGCCAACAAACTCAGTAAAACCTGCTACACGATGATCTCCATAATAATTGCCTGTCATGTACACAGGGTAGATTTCGTCAAGGTCGCGCTCTTTGCGTTGAACTTCTAAAGCTTCATTAGAGACAGTGGTTACTGATTCTAAGAAATCAGGTCGCTCAATAATGTAGATTGGGCACGGGAAATGGTGCGCAACTTGAAGTTGTGTTTGTAAAACAACTTGAGCCACTGACTCAGCAGCTTTGCATACTTTTTGTTTTGGTTTTTTAGTGGCGGCTTTTGACATCTTTATTGTGTCTCAGGTATACCCAATAGACTAAACAAACTTGGGTCAATTCTAGGAAATATCACTGAAAATGGGTTGTCTAGAGACATGTTAGCCAAGCCAGTTAAATAAGACTCCAACAAAACTTTTTCAGCGTCATTTGCAGACTGTAACGCATTTGTTGCCGCCGCTGCCCTCTCGCTTATGTCTTTTTGCAAAACACGTAATTCTCTATTGACAACTACTTGTTTTTCTTCTGAAGTCATATCACGGACGGCCCAACTATCTTTAACAAGAGCGCCTTCCAACACGTATGTAGGTTCCGTGGCCACCACAATAAAATTTTCTGGCGCATCCGACGGGCGGTCTACTCGCTGAAACGGCAGCCAACCCTCTGGCAAATTATTAACGTCAATCTCAGGATGTAGTTGTAACAAGTTCTCTTCAACTACTGGGTGTAGATACGGCGCACCATCTACAAGACGAATGTATAGTTTCATTATAAATCACCTGTATTTGTGGAAGGATAAGACCTAGTGGTTCCGGGGTAAAGAATACGAGCCGCGCCGCCAGCACCAGAAGCTGACGGGTAAGTAATTCCAGTACAGCTACGTGTAGAAGCGCCACCGCCACCACCACCATATGCTCCGCCGGGGCCTGCTGGATTCAAGCCGGCGCAACGCGTTCCACCATTTGCTCCACCCGATCCGCCCCCACCGCCTACACCAGCGCCAGAGCCACCTGCTCCGCTAGCGCCCTGCCCTAAAAGGCCAACACCGCCGCCTCCGCCTCCGGTACCGCCATTAAAACTACCGCCTTGACCGCCACCGCCCCCACCACCATTGCCACCGCCACCACAATTACCACTCGAAGCACCTTGACCGCCGGTACCAGAGTAACCCCCTGCACCAGCGCCCCCACCACCATTGCGAGCACCGCCCAATGTACTAAATCCGCCATTACCACCCGTACCACTACCGCCGGAGGAGGTACAAACACACGGTGCTCCAGAAGTTCCGCCACCACCAGCAATTACTATGTTTGATCCGCAGCGTTGGATATAAGAAGAGCCGCCACCACTAAAATTGCCCGGCGCGGAACCAGCACCAACCACCACGGTGTATACGTGGCCGGGCGTTACCGAAACATTGTTTGTGTAAGACAAACCACCACCGCCACCACCGATGCCTTTTACGCCACCACCACCGCCACCAACAGCCATTACAGAAATACTTGTAACACCAGCGGGCACCGTAAACGAATACGTTCCGGGAGAAGTGTAAGTAGCCTGTCCAACAGGCGTTTGGGTAGTAATACTATTACTTGCAGCACTTGCAGCACTTGTACCAGCCGAGTTAGTCGCCGTAACAGTAAATGTGTAACTTGTTGAAGGCGTTAAACCTGATACGGTAATAGTTCCGGAGCCCGCCTGATTTAGTGTTCCAGTAATACCGCTAGGGGACGATGTTGCCGTGTAGCTTGTAATGGTTGCGCCGCCATTGCTTGCAGGCGCTGTGTACGCAACAGTTGCTGTTGTTGTTCCTGTTTGCGTAGCGGTACCAATTGTTGGTGCGCCCGGTACCGTAGCCGCAACAGATGCTGTTGAATTTGAATTTGCAGATACACCTCCGGGCGCAACTGAGTTGGTAGCTGTTACCACACAACGAATAGTGTTGCCCACGTCTGCTACTACGAGAACGTATGTGCTAGATGTAGCACCGCTAATAGGCGTAGTTACACGTTGCCACTGATATGTAAATGTTGGCGCAGGTGCGCCTAGCCATGTGCCGTCAGTTGTTGTAAGAGTTTGTCCAACGGTGGCCGTGCCAGTAACAGCAGGTGCAACCGTATTTACAGGGGCACTCCCGTAGGAGTTCCCCACAGACGCCATCAGAATTCCACTCATGTTACGTTTCCTGTGACAACACAAACAGTACCTGAGATAAACAACACGTTGCAAACGCCGCGTGTTGCCAACGAAATCGTAGCCTTGTCAGAATCCGTACCGCCAATATACGCGGTGGTAATTGACATGGTCAGTGTAATTGCGCCAGAAGTGTTGTTAAAAATAACAACGGCATCGCCAGCAGAAAAAGTAGCATCGGGAACCACAATCGATCCACTAGCGCCCACTTCAATAAATTCACCAATATCGCCTAAAGCAAGGGTGTAGCTAGTGGTTTTAGCCGCGCCAGATTGAGGGATGTTGAGATAGCCCAAAGATCCAGATGACGGCAGCGTCAAACTTGTAGATGCGCCAACAGTAAATGTTGTTGGGAAACTACCTGAAATTGTCAACGTACTTGCTGCGTTGTTTGATACGCCTGTACCGCCGTTAGCGGGGCCTACTACGCCAGTTAAAGCAGACAACAAGCTTGACGCAACTTTAACGTAGTCAGAACCGTTGTAATAAACAGTAGCCTTCTCGCCCGCAACAATTGAAACGCCCGTCTCTCCAGCCGCTTTAAACGTAACTGCGTATGAGGAAGCGTTATCGACAACGTATGTCTTGCTGTAGCTTGGGCCTGTAATTACTTTTGTGGTTGTTGTGCCCGTAACTCGAATAGCTGCAAATTGAGCTGTTACTGTTCCGGCCCCAGCCAGTGTAGCGGTAATGTTTGTTACGCTTGCGTTGCCCGTGGTATTGGCCAAGGTAACTGCGCCATCACCTGTTAGAGTCAAAGTACCCGCTACAGCAATATTGACGTATTCAGTAATACCATTGTTTACGACATTACCCCACGTACCCGTGAGGTCGCCCTGTGTTGGGGTTACTAGCCCTAGTTGTGCTGTTTCGGCTGCCATTTAAGTGCTCCTATGTCGTTACGACTGCAACCCAGTTGGCAGTCTGTGTGTCATCAATTACATCCCAGAATGGTCGTGCAGTCAACCCATCTGTACCTGTTGCTAACTCATTAATGGACGTTATAAACGCCGCTGCTGCCGCTAAAGTGTCCGCGCTTACCGCGTTCTCTTGTATTGTTGAAACAAACGTGACCTTTGCGTTGTTTGTCTCTGACCCTGTTGCGCTCTCAGTAACTGATGCAAAAGTTATAAAACTTGAAGTAACAGCGTCTGATCCGGTTGCAGATTCTTGAATCGTTCCAAAAATAAGGAAACCGCCGTCCGTAACGTCTGAAGCCGTAGCACTCTCGCTTACGCTTGCCGCATATATTGGCAAGCTGGTTACTGCATCCGCCCCTGTAGCTGACTCAGTTACTGTTGCAGCATATACAGGTGTAGATGTAACCGCGTCGCTACCTGTAGCCACTTCAGTAATTTGTGACCCAAACGCCTGCCCTGCTAAAACTGCGTCTGAACCTGTAGCCGTCTCAGTTACGCTTACACTGATTCCCAGCGTAGAAGTAACAACATCTGTGCCAACAGCAATTTCGCCAATTCCGCCCCAAGCGTTATAGCCCCATGCGCTCTCGCCCCAACCTGTACTTGCTACTGCCGCATCATATACTTCACCGCCTTCGGTAGCATCAGCACCTGTAGCAGTCTCAGTAATACCGGACAGTAAAGAAACAACAGAAACAACAGCGTCTGACCCTGTACTTGCTTCTGCGATCTCTGCGTCAAATACAGGTGAACCTGTTATAGCATCCGTGCCCGTTGCGGCTTCGGTTACATCTGGGAAATAAAGCTGCCCTGCTACAACGGTGTCAGAGGCTGTACCTGTCTCGGTGACTGCGGAAAGTGCTATTACTGCCGCTAAAGCCGCCTCTGACGCGGTAGAGGTTTCGTCTACGGAGCTAGTGAAGGCGGTAAAACCGCCCCACCCTTGTTCGCCCCAGTAGCCGTCGCCCCATCCAGCCATATCAAACGTTCAAGCTGAATGTGTATGTTACAGACAGTGTGTCGCCGTTAACCACAACACGGTCACCGGGGGAGCCAAAGTCAGCAGCAGAAAACAAAGTACCCGTTGTGCCACTTTTGTCATTAGCGCTGGTCAAGAACGCGCCAGCAACGGTGCCTCCTGCGCCGTTAATGTTAAACACTGCTGCAGAAGCTGAGTTAGTCACTACAGAAGGGGTAGCGGTTGTAGCCGTTGCAAGAGTAGCCGTCACGCGATTTGCATTGCTGTAGTTAACATACTCTGTCCAACCAGCGTGAGAAGCCATAGTGTCGGCAGCAACAATTGAAGTACCAGAGCCGGGGCCAGTAATTAAACCCAAATACCAAGTGGTGATTCGGGCTGTTACTCCATCCAAAGAAGTACCGGCCATATACTGAAGACCAGCGGTTACCACGAGATTTTTAGACTCAGTAGCCCACTTCAAGTTACCGTCTTTGTCACGGCACTCAACGTGGTATGCGCCTGCGGCTTGTGCAGCTTCAGCGGCTTTAGTGTTGCAAGACAGGCCACCAGAAACTACGTCGGTGGCTTTGGTTTTTTCAATAGTCATGATGACTCCTTAGTTAGAACTACGAATGAGAGCCGCCGTAGCGGTATTTGCTGGCATGGTGATTGTAAATGTACCAATGGATGTTTTGTCAGAACCGAAGTCCAACACAGCAACAGATTTGTTACCTTGCGTAGCGTTGTAAATCAACGCACATCTTGCGGTGATTGCGCCTGTCCATGAGATGTTCGGAAAGCCTACAAAAGCTGTGTACCCAGAAGACGATACTGTGATGGGTGTTAACTGTGCCCCACCAAGCGCGTATGTGCCTGTTGCTGGCACTTCATCAGTTGAACTGTATACGGTTGTGTCTTCGTTCAGATTAGCGTTGGCCGTGTACAGGGCAATCTTGATAACGTCAGTCGTCAGGTCATGGATACCTTGGTACAACTGCGCCTTAAAACTGGTGGTCTGGGTTTGGATAATTGACATATCAAGTTACCTTCTGACGGAACTGACCAGAACGGTAAGCGTCTTGACGCTCCATACCATCACCCAGACGTTTAGCCAATGCAAGCGCTTCCATGAACTTCTGGTTGTACAACTGCATCATGTCGGTTTCACCCTTCATGTAGGTGTAAGCCTCAACCAAAGATGCGTACAACAACACCGTGTCAAAGTTATCACCCAGCCATGTACGGCCATCTGCCGCAGTTGTAATTGACTCGGGGTAGAAGTAGTAGTGAAGTTCAGTGTAGTAGGCTAAATCAGGTGTCGGGCCAAGGATAAACGTCAGCTCGTCTGCGTTGTCTGAACGGGGGCCAAACAAAGCATAGTACTTAGGCAGGGCTGTCTCATTGGGTGTGGGGTACGCTTGACGGATAAAGTTAACGTCTTTGTTTAACAAGTACTCGTACGTACCTGTGTTTAGATTTCCGTTGACTACGCCGGTAATGATTGCCAAAGAGTACACAGCCAAGAAGTCCGTTGGGCACTGCAAATAGTTGTTGTTTGCCGTTACTTGGCCGTACACGTTCTTGCGAATCGAGGGAAACTGAACCGAGTTATAAATACGCTGCTCAGACTGCGTAACGAACACGGGAATATTAGCCACGAAATCTGCTTCCGTGTTCTCCGTGTACGCTTGTATTGCGTTATATAGCGCGGTTCTGTCCATGTTTATGCCATTGGCCCACGAGCCATAGTGCCCTTGGTCGCCGCGCCGTTACCACGAGTGACGATACCGGATGTCTTGGTGGTTTCGTTACCAGCAGCCTTGCTGATGTTGCCAATAGACATGTTAACGGTGTCAGCTTTACTGCGGTTTGGGGGAATGCCGGGGTTTGTCGATGCAACAACAGGCGCACCACTCATGGTGTGGGGCTTGGCGTACGCAGAAGCGGATAGATTGTTTATCTTGGCCATGTTATTTCCCCTGATTCTTAACTTTGGCCATACCGCGACCATACTGCATCATCATCTCATTGGTCTTACCACCCTTGGCAAGCTTTGTGGGCTTTTTGCCGGGGTGCATGTTTTTCTCGTGCTTACCGACAGCAGACTTAATCATCTTCTTGTCTTGGGCTAAATCTTTCTTGTCCATATTAGACTCCTATGTAACGGTTACTGTAACTGTACCAACAAATGTCGTTGCCACCAAGTAGTTTGGCGTCAAAGCGACATCAAAAT